TGATTCGAAGCGTTATACTTATCACTGTTGTAGCTGAATTTATAGGCGCCGTACTGCTCGCATTCCGATTCGTGCCCATGTTTGGCCCCGCAGACGGTATAGCGTACAGCATCTTCCATTCCATATCCGCCTTCTGCAACGCCGGCTTCGATATATTCGGCCAAGGCAACAATATGGTTCCTTTCGTTAACGATGCGCTCGTCAACATAGTTACAATGGCGCTGATCGTAACGGGAGGCCTCGGGTTTTTTGTAATATTAGAGCTAAAGGACATCATATTAAGAAAAAAGAAGAGGATATCCCTCCACACAAAAATCGTATTGTGTATGACTTCCATATTGATCATAACGGGCTTTGCTGTGTTTGTTTTCGCAGAATCAAATAATCCCAAAACATTGGGGGCAGCTGGCGCCCCCACATCAGAAAAGATCCTTGGCTCCCTTTTCCAGTCAGTCACTACGCGTACCGCCGGTTTTGCCAGCATCCCCCAGGCAGATATGATGCCTATTTCCAAGGTAACGAGCCTTGTGCTAATGTTCATAGGCGCCTCTCCGGCAGGAACAGGCGGCGGCATAAAGACTACCACCTTTGCGCTGCTGATACTTTTTGTGATCTCAATAATAAAGGGCAGGGAAGACGTGGAAATATTCGAGCGCCGCATAAACCGCCATACCGTGCTTAAAGCCGTTGCCACATGCGCCATAAGCGCCGTACTCGTTTTTGGCGTCACAGCGGCTATAGCGGTCATAGAGCACGGCAGCGCTTCTTTGGGGGAAGTAGCATACGAGGTGACTTCCGCTTTTGGGACCGTAGGCCTTTCGGCGGGCATCACCCCCATACTGTCGCCCGCAAGCAAAATATTGCTCATGCTGCTGATGTACTGCGGACGCGTAGGCGTTTTCACTTTCACTATGGCCCTCTATATCAGGCTTGTTAAAAATAAGCTCAATATACATTTTCCGGAGGAAAAGCTGTTTATCGGCTGATACCCGATGGAGATATTCCCCTCCCCAGGCTCACGCCCGGCAAATTTATAAATACGGAGGAAACTTATGCTCAAACAGGAAAAACTCATAGAGCTGCTGCGCTCTTCCCGAAAAGCAAAGCCTTTCCTCCGCCTATTTTCATTCTTTAGAATGCCTTGAAGACATCATTGGCAAATTAGTCGAATCCGGGTTTCATATAAAAAACTACGGACCTCCCATCGGGCAACTCAGGGAATACATGACGGCGGACTAAAATACTTTATCGAACAGTCCCTTCAATTCCCGGTACATATCGTAATCCTCGAGCGGCGACAGCGCGTCTATCATTTCGCCATAGTACCACGCCTGCTTGTCCTTGCCCCTTCGGAACCGGCCCCAAACCTCGATTCCCCTGTCTATGTCGAAAGCGATGCTCCTGAGGTTCGAGAGCTTGTCCGCGCAAGCTACCATCATTACCTCAAAATCATCCCCGTTCCTTAAATGGTCTATTGTGGCCTGTTTCCGCTGTTCCCAGCTTTTCGTCTTGTCCTCTGTTTCCGCATTTACGATTTTTGCCACCGCCCCACCGAATTCCTCCAAAATCTCTTCCGTCGTTACTCCTGCGTCCTCGATCACATCGTGTAGCAATCCCGCAATTACTACATGGCCGTCGGCGCCCTGCGCAGTAAGTATCTGCGCCACCTCGAAAGGATGCACTATGTAAGGTATGTCCGAGCCTTTCCTCATCTGTTCCCGGTGCTTCACCGCGGCATATTCTATAGCCTTATGGAGCTGTGCTTTATCGTCCGTAAGTTTAGCCATTCCCGCCTCCCTGTTTTTTATATTATTAACATTCCACGTTCTCTATGGAAAGCAGCTTTTCTTTTACGTCAAGGCCTCCCGCAAATCCGGTCAACCTTCCATTTTTACCTATTATGCGGTGGCATGGTATTACTATCGGCAGCGGATTCTTCCCATTGGCTGCGCCCACCGCACGGCAGGCCTTTTCATTCCCCATCAGCCTTGCTATCTGCCCATAGCTCCGCGTCTCGCCGAATGGTATATCCCTGAGTGCATCCCACACCTTTCTTTGGAACTTAGTGCCCTCAGGAGCGATCGGTATGTCAAAATCCTTTCTTTTTCCTTTGAAATATTCGTCCAGCTCTTTGGCCGCTTTTTCCAGCACTGCTGTTTCCTTCTCCGACATGCCTGTGGGTATTTGCTGGTTTTCAAAGAAAATGTTCGACAGCGCGCCGTCCTTTTCCACCAGCGTAAGCCGTCCGATGACAGTGTCGATACGACAATAATTCATATTTTCAACATCCCTTCGACTTATTTTCGATTATAATACCAATCACTTATGGAAAAGTTCAAATCAACTTTTCTACAAGCCGCATGATATATGCGGCACAAAATGCCATACCATTTTTGAGGTGACGATATTGAATGGCCTTACCGTGCATGATGCCAAAAAGTTATGCCCCGCGCTTACGCGCTCATTACAGCAAATTTGATTCATATACCCATTTGCCGCATGCTTCGCCAATAACCGCTTTCAACACGCTGTATTCTTGTATAAGTTTACCGTCGCCGCTGTAAAACATACATACCTCTAAATTAGTTAATATTATACCATAATTTTGTGCTTTCTACAATCTCGCTCGTGCCGCTTGTTACGCACTTTTCAGCAAAATACGAAGCTGTGAGAAAGGGTAAAAAGCTCTTCGTTAGTAACATGTGAGTAACAAGAAATCGTTACTCAGCTTCCTCCGTTTGCGCGGTCTCTTCGGCTTTTAATTCCGGCAATCCCGCAATGCTGGTGAGCAAAGATAATACTCCGGCCAGTGCGGATGCACTTGCCACCATCGCCCAATTTACATCACCGATTACGGCGGAAGTGCCGATAGTAGCGGCGGCTGTCTGAGCAATGGTTTTCACCGCTCGAACTCCTGCGGCTTTACCCCAACCTTTCCAATCCTTTTTCATCCTCATAACCTCCCTCTTAGGCTTTCCATGAGCCGCCTAGAGCGGCGCAAGTGTTCTTCCCAATAATTCCATCCTTCGTAAGCCCCTGTGCCTTCTGAAAGGCTCTCACGGCGTTAGCGGTGTTAAGTCCGAAGACACCATCTGCACCCCTTGAACCACACGAATGACCTTTTGCGATTAAGGCAGATTGAGCATTTTTTACATCATCGCCTTTCATCATCGGTGATTTCTTTTTCAACAGGCGCGAGAGCGTCCATGTTGTTTTGGTCGGCGTGGTAGAAGTCGAACCATTCCCCAACACAACCGCCGTATGGCCTTTTTTCACAAGAATATCACCGCGCTTGAGATGTGTGTCACTGGTAAGGTATTTCGTATCGGTGTAAAGCGTAAAAGCACCTGTAGCTTTGAGGGCATCCACCATGTTGCCGGTATAAATGTCTTTGCTCACTTTCACACCCGCGCTGTTCACGCACACCGCCACCAATGCGGAACAATCCGTCTCACACTTGGTAGCGACTTTAGACAGGTCAAATCCAACCGCCTGTGCCGCCGTAAATAAAGTTGTGCGCTGTTTCTGGTCATAACCGATATTATTGTTATCACACGCTGTTTGCATGGCTTGAGCTATCTTTTCAGCCACTTTCGAGTCTTTCGCGCGAAGTACAGTGTGCCAACTGGTTTTGTACCATCCACGAGTCGCAACCTCTTTGCCGGTCTGGTCTCCAGCGACACCACCAGAGATTTTTCCGTTCTCGTCCATTACTGCATGTCCTATTTTGATACTCATTTTTATTCCTCCTTATCTTTTAGCGGCAATCTTGCCACGTCCTTCATAATTTTTTCCGCCGTTCCGTTACCATCAAGTTTCTTATAGGGGATATAAAGATAATCATGAAGGTTTTCATATTCATCTTTTGTAATCCATTTTCGCTTGATGTACTTTTCCCCGAGATAGCAAATTCGGTCATGGGCAAGTCCTTTTAGCATCTTGCTTTCAGCACTATCTTTTGTATCTTTTTTTTGCATACAATGTGTTATAAACGCCCAAAATCCTGTACTTGCGAACACAGCGCATATAACACTTGTGATGATTGTTGTGTCTGGTGTCATTCATCCATCCCCCTTCCTCACGAGATTTGCCAGATGCTTTATTTACCGGGGGCTTTCAACAACTTTTTGACTTCTGTTCTCAGATTGTCCGGCACATCGTCTATGGTCTTAAGACCCTTCTCAATTAGAGAAGCATAAATTTTAGCCATGATTATTTACCTCCTGCAATTAGTTCATAAATTTCAGCAAGCGCAATCTGCACATCCGTCAAATTGGTCTCAGTAGCTTCGATTGTGGCTTGCAGACATTCGAGTTCGTTTTCCTGCTCGGATTTCTCACCAAGAATGAACCACGATTTACCGTCATATTCCTTGTTCTGAATCAGAACCATATCGGCGTGTTCTTCCGTGGTCTCTCCGTCAGAAATAGTAACGGTGCTGAGTTTTCCCTCGAACACCGAGTCTTTGAGAACCTTCGGCGCGATATAATTGTTACCGTTGAGTTCAAGACCCTTTAGTTCTGTTCCGTCTGATAGCTTGATAGTGTACATTGCTTGTTTACCTCCATTAGTTTTTCAAATAATTCATTCATATTTCGTTTTTGTTGCCTACTCATAATGCGATAATGATTCCGAAACCATGAGTTATACCAATCCTCGAATTCTTTCTCAGAAAGGATGAAAGCCAATTTCTTCATCTTCCTTCGCATATTCGTGAGCCGTTTAGGATTGATTTTCTGAATCACCCTCCCGGTCTCTGTGAGTGAGTATTGAATCTGTAAAAATCGCCAGTAACTTGACAATTTACAAATTTGCGTTTTCTTCACGTTCACCGTTATTCCTATATCTTTGGCAATCTCGATGATGTCATTAAGTAATTCTTCTAAAAACTCTTTATTCTCATGAATTACATAACTATCATCCATGTATCGGCCATAAAACTTCACACTGCGGACAATTTTGATATAATTGTCTATTCGCATTGGGTAGGCTATTCCGGCTACTTGAGCCACTTGGTCTCCAATGTTGAGATGCTTCTCCATGAACTTTTCGCCTGTCAAAAGGTGCTTATCAATATTTTGGTATTCAAGAGAGTTGAAAAGCTCATCCATGCACCGGGAGTATTCCTCATCCGTCATATAGGAGACATCTACCTTTGAACGCGCTATAGTTTTTTCCAACAACCAGAGCGCGGTATCATCAGCGATATACTTTTCAAAAATCTCCATCAACTTGTCATGCCGAATGTTGTCATAATACTTTGAGAAATCCATCAACATGACATACCCTTCGTTCGATTGGTGTTGCGAGTAATACTTCCGAAGATGAACCAGTAACCGCTTCCGGGAAAAATCAATACCTTTTCCTTTCAAACTCGCGCCATTATCGTAAATGAGATACTTACGCAAAGCTGGTGTGAGAACCTCATCGCACAAGGCGTGTTTAGCTACTCGGTCATGGATTTGTTCACCTGTTATCACCCTCTTCTTGCCACGCTCATGAGTTGTAAACTCAGAGGTGGGTAGAAGCCGTAACGACCTATCTTTAAGCTCCTTTTGTAATTTGCTTATTTCCAATAGATAATTCATCTCAAATTGTTGAACTTGCGGTTTCCAATCACTCCCTTCTTTGGCTCTAATAAAAGCGTCATATAGCGCATTGCTGTCAAATATTTCACGCTGATAACCACAGTTCTCGTAAGAAGTGGTGTCGTGTTTTGTATTTACCATAAGGAAGGACAATCTCTCCTTTCTTTTCTGCAAAACGGTCAAATGCCTATTTAATTGCGGAATCGAAATCGGGACGAACGCCATTAGAGTTGGATGCGTTGTTATAGTTCGCATTACCGTTGTTGTTCACATTGGCGAAGTTCGAAGCGGAATCAGAGATTGCCCCTTTGAATTTGTTGTCCGATTTTCTCCAACCTTTTATAAGGTTGATTTCTTTTTGTATGCTCTCTCCGAAGCGGGTGTATGTGTTAACATCAACCGGCAGAGTTTCGATTGCGTATTGTAGCTCCTGCGTCAAGCGGTAGCATTGGCCGATTGCCCGGTCTTGATGAAGTCTTCTTTCTATAAGTTCTTCCCGGTACATAGGGTAAATGCTATTCGCCACAAAGACATTTTCTTGGATGCTTCGTAAGCAATCAATAATAACTCTTCGCTGGTCGATGATGAACCATTCCTCAAAAGACTCCCGCCGCTTCTTCTGTTTCTCATACTGTTCCTTTTCATTGTCAACAAGGTCTTCGCAAGCCTTACTACCGAATTTCTTTTCCATCCACTTTTCAGATTTCTCGGTGCTGTAACCAAAATCACGAAGCAATAAATCTGTCATTTCACGTCTTAATTGATATAGATGGTGAAATACCTCAAACTGCGACTCTCTTCGTTTTCTTTTTATCACTGACATTAAAGGAACCTCCGTTCACGCGCCCCACAAGGGGGCGCGGATATTAAGATATAGAAAAAGCGGGACGAACGCCATAAGAGGTGGATGCGTAGGCATAGGTCGCATAACCGCAGTAGGACACAACGGCGAAGTAAGAAGCGGATATCACATCTCTCAGCCAATAAGATTCCCTAAAATTGATTGCGTCCGGCCTGTGAGCGAATAAGGGAAGCTGACTCTTGCCGATGGTATAATTCGCAGGAACGGAAGACCCATCTGATACCGGCGCGAATACACCGTTGCCGTACACCATTTTTTCATTCATCAGTTCAACTTCACTATCGAACCACGCGCCGCCGCTCGGCCTACCATTTGTAACGGCGTTGGTGAGATACTCTCTGTGACTCACCACATGATTAAGGAACGCCGCTTTGATGGTGGATTTAGCCTGTGCCAAGTTTGTGACGTACATCACTGAGCCGGTATATCCGCCGGTGGTGATATTGGTCGCGTTCATTGTGGCATTGTACAAAGCGGTGTCCGGGACAATCACTGCATGATGAACGGTAAGTGCGGTATCTCCACAGTTGTAGAAATAATCAAATGCCGCAATACGATAGTTAATACCGCCAATCGTCCAGTAATCCCCGATGTACAAATCCTCGAATGTACCACCACTGATAGCGGCGTATTGTTCATCTGTCACCGATGCGCCAAGATATTTTCCGCGATATATCGCGTTATGCGCTCCCGCTCCGTCATAGGTTGTGTAGAGTAAACTTTGCACGGACACTTTTTTTACTCCATTTCCATCATGGATGATGAGCATATCGTTATCCGACACCTCACCAATTTCCACCAAGTCCGCGAATTTTCTAGTCTGAATGCTAATTGTTGCCATTTGTTATACCTCCTTATATTTCCAATCTGCCATAAGTGCGAAATCCAAATCATCAACGAGAATCGTAATTTCCTCATCATCCGTTGCAAGCGGTGCTGAAAAATCGTTGATTAGGTTCATTTGTTCCATTAGAGAAAGCCGAATATCCAACTCTGTACACTGATTTTGCAAATGCCCTGCGGCATCCTGTGAAAGCTGGTTCTGCATTGCCCGAAACCATGCGTCAAAAATCTGTTGTTGCTGACTTTCAAAAGCCGCCATACTGTCTTTGTACTCTTCCTTCAAATCATCAGTGTAATCATCAAATTCATTGGCCTTGTTGTCAGCTTCCGTCTCAAACAATGATTTTTGTAAATCAAAATAAATTTGAAACGCTTCGTATAAATTTGTACCATTTTCAACCATAGACATGATGGTATTCAAGGCTTCATTCATACGGTTTGCATCCATTGCGCCAAAGAAAGACTTTTCCTTTTGCGAGTATACTGTTACATCTTGAAAGGAAACCGTGCCATCTTCGTTGTTAATCTCTGCGTAGCGTTTTAGACCACTCCAAACAGCGTCCAGATAATCAACTGGTAATAATTCCCATGCCATTTATAAGTCTCCTCCTTTCATCCCGAAATTCCATGTAAACATTCGTCTCCCTTCTGACTCGTTTGTGAGCCTGTCATAAAGGTCGAGAACAGCACCTTCCAGTCTGTTCAACTCAATGAAATCCATTGTGTTGCCATTGCTTATGTAAGTAGGCGCGGAGCCATAAGACCTTTTCAACGTATTGTTGTTGATGATGTTCAGATTTTCTTCAAGCTGATTGATTTCATCAGCATAAAAATAATCTACAGGTGTACGATTCGCGCCGAGCGATACGATGCTAAATTCCTTGTACATCTTGATAGCAAGCTCTCGAAGATAGTCAAGGTTATTTTTGATGCGGTTGAAGTCAGTTGCATTAAATCTATCGCCGACATAAACACCTTCGCTATCAACGGAACCATGCCAATCTGTTTTTG